TGTAGGCTTCGGTCTCAGTCATGGTAGTAGTATAGTCGATTTTGAGTTAAACGCAAGAATTATTTTCACTTTTTTTCACTTAGCAAGCCATCCGATGGATGAACTCGCAAGTCCCGCGAAAGTCGCGGATATCATCACCCGCATCACGGGCATCGTAGGCCAGCGACAGAACGCACTGGATAACGTGGTTATCCACATCGACCACGCCGTCGAAGGCATCGACAAGCATCGCGTAGCGATGTGCCTTGGAAACGTCGAAACGGATGAAACGGAGAGCGGAAACAACTAAGTCATATGAATTAAGCATGGCTAACTATACCACACCCTGAGGATAAAGTCAAGTTCTTTTTTGTGTTTTTATGCACTTTTTTTTCGCGTGTTAAGTTGTGTAAGTCGTTGACTGTCAACGAGTTACGGCGGCGGGGCAGCCGCGCCCGCGTAACTCCCTGAGTGTCAAGGAGTTACGGGGCTTTTTACTGACACTACTACTACCTAGTTGTCAAGTGTTTTTTGCAGTTTTTTTCTGCGCTTCTCGGCTACCTTCTGGAGCCTGATAGTTTTATTCTTGCGGTTACGGCGAAGCTGAAGCGTGTGCTTACGCTTAGCGTGGGCGGTGGCTTGGTTCTTAGTCATGACTTTATTTTGTTAGAGTGTTAGGCTGTGCGGTAGGGATTGCTTGCAGGGTATTTGTTTAGCTTGTCTACCAGTGTGAGAGGTAGAGCCAGCACCATAGCAGGGAAGTAGGTGATTGCCATGAAGTGCAGGAAGTTATAGGCGTGGTAGTAGACTTCACCATTGGCTTGTGTCTCATACCAGCCACCTATGTTGTCCAGTGCTTGCTCTAAGCCTACGAAGTAAGTCATGAAAGCGAACATGAACAGCACGGCGACATGGGTCACGGCTACGACAGTGATGAAGTGGAGCAGGTAGTTTAGTTTATACATGGTTAGTAGTGTGTTTATTTTTGTTGTGTTAGGTGATTGTTATCTTGGGTCTACGAGCCACCAGCATTGTGCGTCTGTATCTACCCACATCTCACGGCCTCGGTTGTCTTGCCAGAATCGGCCAGCCTTGCCTAGCTCACCGCCATTGTTCTTGTCAGCGTGTGCTTGTCGTTGTGTCCTGTTGGATCTCCAGCAAGATTCACTAGGGTAGCAGGTAGTTATCTCAGTGCATTCGACTGTCTCGCCTTTGCTGTTGTTAAAGAGTTTTGTTCCGTAGAGTTTCATAGTAGTAGTATAGCAGTTATGTAAGTAGTTGCAAGATTTGTTTTGTTTTATTATCGGCCTATGCCGAAGCTCACACGGCCATGTGCTATGTCAAGCTGATCGCCGTGTGCCTCCCATGCGGCTTTTTTGCTAGGGAACTCAACGATGCGACCAGTGCCAGCCAGCACCCCAGCGTATGGGTTAGCTATCAGACGCTCACAACGTGAACGCTTGAAGTTACCACCGAAGCAGACTTCGGGAGAGTCGGCACGTTGCTGGCCGAAGAGAACAAAGAAGGGAGTGGTGTCAGGTGATTTGATTTTCATTAGTAGTAGTATAGTCGAGGATTGAGTTAAACGCAAGGATTATTTTGATTTATTTTAGAGCCAGTCTTGCTCTCTGTTTTTATCGTGTGCCTTGAGGATAGTATCAATCACATGATGCGCTTTCGGGCAGTCAGTCTTGATCCATCCCATAAGGAAGCAGAGATCGTCACGCATTACTTGTGCGGCGGCTCTCTCTGTCATGAGCTTATCGAAGTCGGTTCTCTTAGTGGTCTCTTTGATTTTCATATGGTAAGTATAGTCTAGATTTAGGATAAACGCAAGCTTTATTTTGATTTATTTTAGGACATCTCCTTAAGGAGATCTGAAGCGAAGGCATCCCAGCCAATGGCCTTAGAGCCAGCCTTGGCATTGATGCAAGCCTTGCGAACAATCAAGTCCACATCACAAGGTGACAAGGTAGGGAAGTCACCCGTGAGAGAGTCGAAGATCAACTCGCCATCTTCGTTGGCGAAAGTGGGAGCAAGACGGCAAGCGTCAGCGATAGCGAGGGCGAGTGTTTTAGTAGTAGTCATATTCATATTTTTAAATCGTTCTTTATTGTCTTATTACTCTGTAAGTATACCACAGATCTGAGGAAAAAGCAAGGGAAAAGATCATTTATTTTCGTTTTTTTTAGGGGGGGGTTTTTTGAGAATTTTGAAAAAACCACTTGACTGCGTTTACGCGGGGGGGTGGTGCTTTCTATAAACATCAAGCCTTTCATTCAGTTATATGTGTAAAAAAGAACATACATGTCATACAGGTATAAAAACTCATTATTGTTGGGTCATATAGAACTTACAGAGAAACAAAGCATATTCCATAAGACAATGAGGAACCCCGAAACGCGGGTAGTATTTATTAGTGGCCCAGCAGGGACGGCAAAGACATTTTTGTCTGTTTATACAGCACTATGGAAACATAATAAGGATAATCTGCTTAAAATCCTATATTTAAGGAGTTTGGCTGAGAGTGCCGATAAGGGGATGGGTTTTCTGAAAGGAAGCATGGATGATAAATTTAATCCTTATATTGGGCCTCTTGAAGATAAACTGGACGAACTTTTAAATGCACATGAAAAACACCAAATAGAACAGCGGGGTGCGCTAGATGCAGCCCCGATTAACTTCCTAAGGGGGGCAACGTGGAAAAATAAAATTGTTATTGTAGATGAAGCACAGAATATGAGTGTAAAAGAACTTACTACAGTGATAACCCGAATAAGTAGTAATTCTACATTATTCATCTGCGGGGACTCTATGCAAAGCGATATCAATTCCACAGGATTCGCTAAGTTTTGCAAAGTCTTTGATGATGAGGAAAGTAGGAGTTACGGGATACACCACTTACAATTCACAAAAGATGATGTAATGAGGGATAAGATTATTAGTTACCTTGTAGATAAAATTGAAAAAAGTGATTTAAATTAATAAAATTAGCCATGAATAAACTTTTCTGTGTATCTTGCGGATTTAAGATCCTCTATGAAGTAGCGAAGCCTAAATTTTGTTCTAGTTGTGGGGAAAGTGTTTCGTCTATTTCCTCAGGTAAAACAAAAGAAGAAGAGCCAGAAGCTAAGATTAATATTAATAAATTAAAGGCAGATGTAATTATCGAGAAGTCCTCAGGCGGGGTGGACGTTAAGGATTTGTGGTCTTCGGCCTCGGCACCCGCCGCCGATATGGAGGGTAGGGCTATGTCCCCTGATCCTGAAGGACAAGACCTTTTAGATAAGACCATTAAAGATTGCTCGTCCTCGCGCATGAAGGATATTAATGAATGAAGAATTTGATAGCCAGCGCGAAGCCCTTGACGAACTCTTAAAAAAATATAGACCTAAATGGCAATTAAGTGCCTTGGCATGGCTCGATTATGATGATGTCTGCCAAATAATACGTCTACATATTTATAAGAAGTGGCATCTCTGGGATCAATCGCGTCCATTTAAGCCTTGGGCTTCAATGATAATTTCTAATCAGATTAAAAATCTAATTAGGAATAATTATTCTAGTTTCGCTAAACCTTGTTTGAGGTGTCCCCACAATATGGGGGCGACAAATTGTGAATTAACCAAAAGCAAGGAACAAGACGAGACTTGTCCTGATTTCGCTAAATGGAGAAAGAAAAAGGAAAGGGCTTTTAATATAAAATTACCGCTATCCTTAGAGGAGGGGGTGGCGACAGGAACTTCTTCTTTGAGGGATTTTGTAAATTATACGGAGGCTTCTGGTAAACTTCATAAATTAGTTATGGAGCAATTAAACGAAAAGCATAAAAAAATTTATTATATGCTTTATATCGAAAACATTGATGAAAACGATGTAGCCGAAAGGTTTGGGTTTAAGGCAGACGCGGCCAAGAGAAAAAAACCTAGATATAAACAAATAGCGAATTTAAAAAAGAAATTTTACAACATAGCTATTAAAATTATAAAAGACCACGATATTTTATGAGCAATGTAGAATTGACAGATGAACAAAAAGTTCAAATTGAAGAGGAGTTTTCTCGTAACCCTGACTTAAAGCATATTACGCAAACAGTGTTTGGGGACGAATCTCTTGATGGCCGTTCCAAAGAGGGAAGAGCGGTCAGGGGATTTTTAATTAATAATAATTTAACTTTTACAACAACTCTCGCTCCGAGGGTTGATGAAGTAGATTTAGATACAGAACAAAAAGAATTTTTAATGAGCGATAATGTTGAGAGAGGCATGAACGCTCTAGAGATAACTAGGTTGGCTTTTAAGGACAGGGAGATACAACCTCTTAGCCAGCAACACAGGACAGTTATGGAGTTTCTGCGTCGATATAGACCAGAAATTGTTGATGATAATGAAATGATCACTAACGATAAGTGGTCCCCACCAAAATCTCTGTCCAGAGCTATAAAAAAAGTAAATGACTGGGCTGGGCAAAAGTTTGACGAGATTTCCATTCAGACCAAACAAAAGAAAATGATGGAGAAGCTTTTATTTTATTTAAAAAGCCCCCGCTTCGTTCATTTTATAAATCAATATTCAACAATAGCAGATAGAGACTTATTTGAGAGTGAATTTGTAAGAACTGTTTGGGATAAGCCAGACTTAACAAACGATGAGTTAAATTTGTATATTACGGTCTGCACAAACTACGTCAGGCAGAAACATATTCAGCAACGTATCGACAAATTAAACACGATGCTCAATGACACTGATAATGAGCGAGATTTAACATTGCGTCTTACTGAGCTTATAAAGGCCACTAGCGAGGAGTTGAACCAATGTGAGAAAAGAATCGAATCTTTGACGAAAGACCTTAACGGGAGCCGTCAGGCGCGTTTAAAGGCAAGGGGGGAGCAGAATGGGAGCATCGCTGCTCTAGTTGAGGCATTTCAAGAAAAAGAGGAGCGAGATCGAATGATAATGATGGCAGAAATGCAAAACAAGCTAATCGAAGAGGAGGCTGATCGGCTTGAGACGATGGACGACTATAAGGCTCGTATTTTGGGAATCTCTAAAAAAGAAATATTATAATGGATTTTAGATGTCTAGAGTGTGACAAAGAGTTCGATAACAAAAGAAGTTTTCATTTACACTTGAAAGCTCATGCGTTGACTATTGGTGATTACTACGTCAAGCATTACGAAAGAAAAGATTTGTATTCGGGAGAGAAAATCCCCTTTAGGTCTTATGACCAATACTTTAGAGATAATTTTATTAATTATGATAATTTTAAGTTATGGATGGATTCCGCTCCAGAGGATAGGGTTAAAGATTATATTAAGGGTAGAGCAAAACAAAAATTTGAGTTAAAAGGTATTAAGGTCTCACCTCCTAATCTTTTTTATGATTTGTCAGAAATGGCTGGCATTTATTATTATAAAAAACTATGGGGGTCTTATAAAAGTTTCTTGGATGAGTTAGGAGTAGATAATCATTTTTGCGGGGGACTGCCTAGAGATTTCTGGGAGATTGATCGAAGTGACATTCCGTTATTTACAGATACAAGAGAAAAGGCTCCGTTGAAATTTAAAGACTCTATAGTCAACAAATTAGATTTCGGGGATTATACAGCTAGAGGTAATTACTATACATCTACATTTGTAGATAGGAAGGCTCAGGATGACTTTAGGCAGACCTTTGGGAAAGATATAGAGAGATTTAGGAGAGAGATGGATAGGTGTGTTCAGTTCAATTCACATATGTTTGTAGTAGCAGAAACAACTATTAGTAAACTAGAAGAACACAATAAAACTTCTAAGTTTAAATCTAACTTAGGGTATTTGTGGCATAATATACGCAATCTGCTTATAGACTACCCAAAGAACCTACAAATCATTTTTGCACATAATAGAGCAGGAGCTAAAAAAATCATTCCACTAATTCTGCATTATGGAGACGGATTGTGGAATACAGATTTACAATATTTTATAGATGAACGAGTAAATGTCTTGGACAAAGGGAAAACAAGGATATCGGCTTGAACATTCTTCTCAAGAGTTAAATAAGACTCTTAAAGAACTAGAAGGCAGTATCAAAGAAGAAGAGGCAAAGTATTTGCTGTATAAGTTTTTGCGGAACAATATAGCATTTACCTCTGAGTTATTTTTAGGAGTTAAATTATTTCCATTTCAGGCAATGGCCATCAAGGGAATGATGGTTTCTGATTATTCTATGTTTGTCTTTTCTCGGGGTATGTCGAAGACATTCTCTACAGCTATTTATGTTTTACTAGAGTGTCTGCTTAATCCTAATTCAAATATAGGTGTTATTGCAGGGACATTTAGGCAATCAAAACAAATCTTTCAAAAGATGGAAGATATTGTCAGTAAATCTGAAGCTAGCTTAATTAAAGAGTGTGGCTTTAAAATACAAAAAGGAACTGACCAATGGACTATGACTTTAGGCAAAGCAAGGGCGATAGCCCTTCCGTTAGCTAATGGTGATAGACTCCGTGGATTTCGATTTAATAGGATTGTATTAGATGAGTTCCTCACCATACCCGAAAAGATATTTAATGAAGTTATTATACCTTTCCTTGGTGTGGTAGAGAATCCTATAGAAAGGGAAGAACTGCATAATCTAGAATCCCGCCTAATCGACAAAGGTGAGATGACAGAAAAAGAGAGATATATCTGGCCTAACAACAAGTTAATAATTCTTTCATCTCCATCATTCAAGTTTGAGTATATGTATAAGCTCTACAAGAAGTATGTAGACTTAATAAGTGGACTGGCGGTAAAAGAGGGAGAGGGTGAAGAGGAGGATGACTTTAAAGATGAAGCTTACAGGCTAGTGATGCAACTTAGTTATGACTGCGCTCCCACAAGGTTGTATGATCAAAATCTGCTTAAACAGGCTAAAGCCACGATGAGTGAGATGCAGTTTAAGAGGGAGTTTGGGGCGCAATTCATAGACGAAAGCGATGGGTATTTCAGGCTATCAAAAATGGCTGCTTGCACAATACCTGACGGGGAGTCTCCTGCTGTAGAAGTAGTGGGGAATCCAAGTGATCAATATTTATTAGCTTTTGACCCCAACTGGGCTGGGAACACAAGTGCGGATCATTTTGCTATGCATGTGTTTAAAATAGATAGAGATGCTCAAAAGATCTGCTTAGTTCATAGTTATGCCGTAGCTGGGGTATCACTTAAACAGCACATGGAGTATTTCCTTTATTTAATACAACACTTTAATATTGTCGGTATCTGTGGGGACTATAATGGGGGTGTTCAGTTTATTAACTCCTGTAATGAAAGTGCTTTGTTTAAACAAGAGAGTATAAAAATTGGCATTATCGAAGTTGACCTAGAGAAACCAGAGAACTGGAACTCTGATATTTTAAGCTTTAAAAATCAATATAATATAAGGGAAAGAAATTATTGTATTTTAAGAAAGCCCACAGTGAACTGGATAAGAAACGCCAATGAGATGTTACAGGCGGCTATAGACCACAAAAGAATTTTATTTGCTTCTAGAGCGGTTGATTCTCATTTTGATGCACAGAGGAAAAAGAATATACCTATAGAAAAACTAAAGTGGGATATAAAAGCTCCAAAGGCATCCAAGGGGGCGATGATGATTGATTTGATTGACCACCAAAAGTCAATTGTTGAATTAACGAAAGCTGAATGTGCAAACATAGAAGTTATTGCCAATCCGCAAGGGTCTCAATCTTTTAATCTTCCTCAAAATTTACGGAGGCAAAAAGGGCCGCATAGGGCAAGGAAAGACTCTTATTCTGCCTTAGTTTTAGGCAATTGGTTCGCAAAAGTTTATTTTGATTCTGAAAACGCCTCTCCAGAGAAAAAAGCTCAAAGCACATTTATTCCATTCGCGATTTGAAAAGTTTAAAAGTTACTTTTATAACTTTAGTGTAAACTTTGATATGCCTCGGAAATACACCAAACGATCAGAATATTGGGCCAAGTTCAAAAAGAAAGAACAGCCTATTGAAAATTTATTAAATCCTGAAGACGAGATCTCTCCTCAACTTATTGGAGATTCCATTTACAACCCCAGCCAAGCAAGTAGACTTACGGAACCTGTTAATAGAACTGCCGTGAGAACAAATAGGGTGGCGAGGACGGGATTGGGTAATAAATATGAGAATATCAAAGATGGGATATTGCCATATAATTATTCTAAAGACTCCGCAGATGTATCCGAAGCAGTTGAGTTATGTCAGAAGGCTTACTTTAATATAGCAAATTTCAGAGGAACTATAGACCTTTTGTCAGAGTTTGCGGATTCTGATATATATGTAGAAGGAGGTAACGATAAATCTCGCAGATTTGTAGAGGCATGGTTTAAGAGGATTAGAATGCATGATTTAAAAGCACAATACTTTAGAGAGTATTATCGTTCAGGGAATGTATTTCTTTACCGCCTAGACGGAAAAATCCCCCTTAAAAATTCTCAAAAAATGCTGGAAACCTACGGAGCTAGTGTCCGCAAGGAGATTCCTATTAGATACCTGCTGATAAATCCTACTGATATAGCAACTAAAGGAGGAATATCTTTTAGTGGTTATGAATATTTTAAAGTTTTAACTCCGTTTGAAATAGCTAGGCTTCAAAAGCCCGCCACAGAAGAAGAGAGAGAAATGTTCGAATCTCTACCCGAGGAAGCGAAACAATCCATAAGAACTTCAGGCAAAGCTGGGTATGCTATGGCTAGAGTCCAAATTAAATTAGATCCACTTTTCCTTCATGTTATTTTTTCCAAAAAACAAGATTATGAGCCTATGTCTGTTCCTGTAGGGTTCGCTGTGCTTGATGATATAAATAGAAAAATAGAATTAAAAAACATTGATCAAGCAATTAGTCGCTCCATAGAAAATGTGGTTCTTCTCGTTACTATGGGCAATGAGCCAGATAAAGGAGGAATTAATGCCAAAAATCTAGGTGCCATGCAGCAGATATTTAAAAACCAAAGCGTTGGTCGTGTTCTAGTTTCTGATTATACCACAAAGGCAGATTTTGTTATTCCAGATATAAGAAAGGTTGTCGGTCCCGCTAAATATGAAGTTCTAAACAAGGATATAGAGGACGGACTTCAAAATGTTTTAATAGGTGATTCTAAATATTCTGATGGGCATATAAAAATGAAAGTGTTCTTCCAGAGGTTAGAGGAGTCTAGAAAAGCGTTTCTTAATGATTTTATTAATCCTGAAATTGCCAGAGTTTGTAAAGCTGCGGGCTTGAGGTCTTGGCCTAAGGCTAAGTTTGCCAAGACAGATACAATGGACGATAATAATCTAGCAAAGCTTGCCACAAGACTCATGGAGTTAGGTGTGCTTACTCCAGAGCAGGGTATGCAAGTTGTCCACACTGGGTCTTTCCCTGAGCCTAAAGAGATGGAAAAAGCTCAAGATAAATTTAAAGATGATAGGGAAAGGGGTCATTACATGCCTCTCGTTAATACAATTAATTTATATGATGAGAGTCTTCCAGTTGGAGGGAACCCTGAGCCAAAGGATGCCCAAAAGCCAAAAGAGACACCTCCTGTAGCACCTTCGGGTGGAAGACCTATGGGGGTTTCTAATTCTAAAACTTTCTCCAAGAAACATATTATAGAGGCCACTAAAAAAATTAATGAATTTGAATTATTAGCCTTTAGAGAGTTTGCTTCAAAATTTGGCTTAAAGAGAATGTCTAAGCAGAAAAAAGAAATGGTAGCTCAAGTTTGTGAGTCTATTGTTATAGCTAAAGATACTAATGAATGGGAGCAGTCTTTATCAGAAATAGTTGAAGATTTAGACAATCTTACTTCTCTTAATGTTCATGAGAAAATATTAGAGCTTGGTTGTGAACATCAACTCGATGATTTATCTTCTGCAATTTTATATCATTCAACTCAAATTTCTGTGTAATAGAGAATATGTCATTGGATGATTTTAATGTTTGTCTATTTGAAGGCAGGGTAAGAGAGATAAAAGACGAGGAGTTTGAATTATTTGGTCTTTCTCACGGGACTATTCAAAAAGCGGCAGAATCTCTGCTGCCAGATGATTTCGATCCAGATCAAAATATCGACGTATTGCCAGTAGTTTTTAATTTAGCTAAAATTAATGAATTCAATAAAAATGGAGACGGCATTGATGCTAAGACTGCCGTAGCCGCCGTAAAAAGATTTATCAATAAGCCAATTAACATTGAGCACAAAAAAGATAAAATTGTTGGTCATATGATTAATGCGTCCTTCTCGGAAAGAGAGTTTGACTTTAAAAACAACGATATTGAATCTTACGCCAACAAAACGGAGCCTTTTTACATGAACGCGGCTGGGCTAATTTATAAACAAGTATATCCAGAACTAGCGGAAGCGATTGTAGAAGCCTCTAATGAGGAAGAAGAGTCCTATCAAAGCATATCTACAAGCTGGGAGCTTGCATTTAAAGATTTTGAAGTCGCGGTGGGATCTAAGCTTTTACAAGACTCCACAATAGCGGAAGGCGCTGAAAAAGAAGACCTTAAGCAGTATATTAAGGGTTTGGGTGGCAAAGGAGAAGATAAAAATGGCAACCCTGTTAACAGATTAATTGTTGGTCGAACTTATCCATTGGGAGCAGCATTAACAAGAAACCCTGCTGCTGCCGTCCAAGGAGTCTACCCTTCAGAAAATACCCCTGAAGATAAAAATATAGAAAAAATTTCCCTAAACACCAACATAAATGTAAAGACTGACAAATTAAAAAACATTTTTAATATGGATAAAGAACAATTCGACCAACTTATTGCTCAGTTAACAAAGAGTGTTGCTTCCGCAGTGAAGGAAGGCTCTGAGGCTAAAACTGTAAGTGAGTGTATCAAAGATACCCTCATTGAACACAACGAGTCTTGGACTTCCAAGATTGCTGTTGAGAAGGAAGCTAAGGCGAAAGCTGAAGCGGAGCTTGAGGAGTTACAAGACTCTTTCAAGCAGACGAAAGAAGAACTCGACACCCTTAAGAGCGAAGTCGAAGCGAAAGCTGCGGTCGATCTCTTTAATGATCGCATGAACTTCATTGATAATGACTATGACCTTGATGAAAAGGAAATGGCCCTTGTCACCGCCGAAGTTAAGGAGCTTGGTTCTTCCGAAGAAAATTTTAATTCCTATAAGGAAAAACTTAGCGTTATTTTTGCTCATAAACTCAAGGAAAATATTGAGGCTCAAGAGGCTGAAATTAAAGCTCGCATTGACGAGGCTGTTGCTAATCGCGAAGAAGGCGATGAAAGCGAAGCTGCCGAGTCTGAGGAAAAAGAAGATGAGGAAGCGGACGAGACTCCAGAAGAGCCTCTTGAAGCTGAAGGAACTGAGACAGAAGCCTCTCTTCCTAATAACAATGGAAACGCTAGCACAAAACTTTCCCTTATCGAGAAGCTCAAGGAGAGCTTTGAGGTAGAGGTATCTTAAATTCAAACTAATCAATTATGGCTAACGAAATCACACGTTTACTGCCCTTCCGTCAATATGATGATAACGATGTTATCAACTTTTATTCATATGACGGGGAAACGGGCGAAGCGGGTTCTGTCGTGAAGGTGAGCGCCGCTGACCTTCAGAACGAGCCTGTAAAATACGTCGAAAGAACCGATTCGGATTCTTGGGACGCTACGCTTGGCAATGCCCTATCACTTTACCCTGAGGTTCCTTATAAGCTCACAAAGGTAAGTGATACTGGGTTTGGTGTCAAGCCGTTGGGAATCATGTTACGAGATGTTCGTAACAAGGATGAAAATGGAGAAAATCTTTTATACTATCCACAGAAAAAAGAAGAGCTTCAATGTGTCGTATCTGGTGAGGCAGTTCCTGTCGCAACCAAGGGCTTATTTACTGTTAATGTTCGCGGTTTAACTGATGGAATTGCTCCAGCAATTAATTCGCAAGCATTGCCTTCCAAGAATGGAACGGTTACAGGTGTTGTAAGCACAGACTCTGAGTCACATCGACATCATCACGCTCACTCTATCGGGCGATTCATTGCTACTGGGAACAGGGAATCTGGTCCTACTACTGATGCTTTCGCAGGTGCATATGCAATCCTCAAACTTGAATGCTAATTTTTTACGATCATGAAAATCACAATTAAAAGAACTGAAGATCAGTTGGCCCTTATCAGGGCAATGGGATCTAATAATCGTGAAGAAGCTTACGAGGCTCAGGCGGCTGTTGCCGACTTTATCGGACCAGTTATCTCCGAGGTCATCAACAATGCTCCCACAGTAGGAAATCTGTATAACACGATTTCTTATGGAGAGGATGAAAATCCATCTTTACCTCTGGATCTTTTCCACGATATCACTGATGAGAACTACATTCAGGTGTATTCTCAACAGGTTGCTGGTGGCCTTCCTTACAGTCAGGTCTTCCCCGCTCACAACGAACTTAAGTTCAGCACTTACAGCTTGGACAGTGCTCTTGCGTTTGACCGCAAGTATGTCCGCAGTGCTAGACTTGATGTTGTCAGCAAGACTTTCACTAGGATGGCTCAAGAAGTTATGCTTAAGCAGACCAAGACCGCGTTTAACGTGCTCGCAACTGCTTTGGTAAAAGGTAAAGGAACAAACAACACCGCAGGTAACCAAGTTATTGGTGCTACCGCCGCTGGTCGTTTTGTCCTTGCTGACTTCAACAACTTAATCACTAAGAGCAAGCGCATTAATAGCTCATGGAGTGGAGGCACTCCCGTGGGCGGCGTTAAGTCTGGAATCACCGATCTTCTGGTTTCCCCAGAAATGGTCGAGGAACTCCGCGCTATGGCTTACAACCCAATCAACACCGTTGCTGGTCCTGTCGGGACTGCTGATACGACTACTGACGGTTTGGCGGCTCCTGAGGCTCTTCGCCAAGAGCTTTACAGTGCTGCTGGTCTCCCCGCATTCTACGGAATCAATATCATGGAGATTAACCAGATGGGTATTGGTCAACTGTTCAACAAGCTCTTCGGCGCTATCGTAGCTTCCGAGGGTGCTTCTGTTGCTGGACCTGCTGGTGGAACTTGGAACACTTCCAATGATGAAATTCTCATCGGGATAGACCGTTCTAAGGATTCACTCATCCGTCCTACAGTGATTGGAGAAGGAACTCCTTCCGACTTCCAAGTGCTCGTTGATGACCAGTTCTCTGTTCGCCAGAACAAGATTGGTTACTACGGTAAAGTTGAAGAGGGCCGCATCTGTATTGATGACCGCGCTCTTATCGGACTGGCCGTATAAGCGACCTAAGTCACTTTAAAGAGAGTCGCCTCGAAAGGGGCGGCTCTTTTTTTTTGATTTTTTAAAGAAAAAAGCTATCATATATTATGAGCAAGAAAAAAGCTGCAAAAAAGAAAACGGCAAAAAAGGGGGGTGAATCTGAAATGCCAGTTTCTAAGGGGGTTGAGAAAAAGCACTTAGAGGAGTTTGATGTAACTGACGGTAAAGATAGAGATGCTTTCGATAAAGAAATTGAAGAAATTAAGGAGTTAGAGGAGCTATTAGGAATGCCTCAAATGAATCCCTATGGCACTCTTAATCGAGAAATTTTTAGACGGCGGTTAGAGGATTCTTCCGCTTCTGAATTAACAGATTTGGCCGCGAGAGTAGGGCTTCCCAGAGAGCGCAATATGCAGCTACTAAGGAACTCCCTAAT